TATATTGTCCCCAGTTTATATTTACCTGAAAAGTAATATCTCTTGGTTAAGATAACTCTCATTTAATCCACTAGCCCCTAGCTAATCCCTAGGGGCTTTTTTTATTCCTTAGTTCACGCAAAGCCATTTCCCTGAACTAAGCCACATCCTTAGTTCACTTTGCTGGACTACTGATTTGATCACGAAATCTGTTTCGTTAGCAAACGCATAAACGCTAGAACCATAGCCATTCAGCATGCGGTTTTTTTGTAACATATTGTAACCGTTACAAATGGTTACATGACATTTCTAAATCATTCCCTACAATTTGACACATTTTAAACCCATGTGAAAATGGGGTTAGCCCTGCAGTATTTACGCAAGGTGGCCGCTGGAGCATTCCAGTAGGTGCCACTGCGTACAAGCGGGCACCTTGAAGAACTCTTTTTCAAGGAAAAATACCTATGAGTATTAGTGAAATCAAAGCATTGCAGCTTGATCGGATCGAGAAAGTCAACTCCATGGAAGCCATGGCAGTTCGAGCATTGACACCAGAAGAGCAAACCAGCTTTGATAATCTTGCAGCATCTGTTGCAGATATCGATATCAGACTTGCACTCTTAGAAGATGCTGCTGCTGGTAGTGCATCCATCCAACAAAATTCCGAAAAGCTTGAAGCTGTCAAACGCAGTGTAAGAAAATCTGCACCTATCGCAGCTCCTAACTTTGTTGCTGATCTTTCTGATAAAAAATCCAAGCGCACCAAAGCTAATGCTGTGCGTGGTTGGTTCCTTAGAGGCACCAGAGGTTTTAGGTCTGAATTTGCTACTGCTGCAAATGAAATTGGACTAGACCTTAATTCCAACGAACTCAACCTAGAAGCTCGTGCCCAAGGTATTGGTTCCACTGGCATCGGTGGTGCCTTGGTTAATGATGAATTCTACGGCACTTTGACCCAAGCTATGCGCGATTATAATGCTGTCCGTCAGGTGGCAACTGTAATCAGCACCAGCAATGGTTCTAATATCCAAATGCCTTGTTTGGATGACACCAGCAACGCTGGAACCCTGATTGCAGAAAATGGTTCTATCTCGGAAGTAGCTTTGACTTTTACCAACAAAACCATTGGTGCTTATAAGTTTTCATCGGGTCAGGTATTGACTAGCTATGAACTTATGCAAGATGCCTTGATTGATGTTGAAAGCCTTGTTGCAGAACAAGCTGGTATTAGAATTGGCCGGATTCAGGAAACCTTGTTTACCACTGGTACTGGATCATCCCAGCCCCAAGGTATTGTGGTTGGCAGTGCTGCTGGTAAAACTGCTGCTGCTACCAATGCCATCACTATTGATGACATCATTGATTTGGTGTTCTCTGTAGACCAGGCATATAAGACCACTGGCAATGTTGGTTTTATGTGTCACCCTTCTGTTTTGGCAGCTATTGCTAAATTGAAGGACACTTCAGGTACTCCAATATTTGCCCAGAACTATTCTGGTGCAGAAGCAAGAGTGCCAACCATCATGGGTTATCCTGTGACCTTGAACAGCAACATGGCATCTAGCTTATCTGCTGCTGGCAAAGTCCTGTTGTTTGGTGATTTCAGCAAGTACTTTGTGCGTGATGTTGCTGGTGATGGTGGTATCACCATTGTTCGACAATCTGAAACCTATGCAACTTCCGGCCAAATTGGTTGGGTAGCTATTGCAAGGTCCAGTGGATTGTTGCTAACAGCTAATGCAACCACTTATAACCCTGTTAAACATTTAATTATGGCGGCTTCCTAATGCTAGTAACTATTTTAAAAAACCTGTCTGGATTGGGAAAATCATACCAGGACAGACAGGTGGTTGATCTCCCAGACGATGTGGCTGTGGAATGGTGCAGGATTGGTTATGCCAGTCCTGCTACCCCAGCAGCAACTGAAAAGGCTAGTTCCAAAGTCATACCTGAGGTAAGAAAAAATGGAAATCAAGGGTCGAACGCAGGTAGTGACACCACCGACAACCGAACCTCTGACACTGTCAGAACTAAAAAACCATCTAAGGATTGATGGTAGTTTTGATGATGCAATTTTAAATAGCTGCATTACAAGTGCAAGGATGTACTTTGAAAGCCAGTGCGAAATATCCATAGCCAGTCAGACACTTCTGCTGGCTTTGGATTATTTCGATGACATCATTTATCTGCCTAAAGGCCCAGTCCAATCGGTACAAGATATCAGTTACGCAGACTTAAAAAACATTGTGCGGGAAATGGATGACTGGATAGAAGATCTAGTATCTAACCCTGCCAGAATTACCCCTGCCTTTGGGGATGCATGGCCAGCCACCGCAGATGTAGTGAATGCTGTGGAGGTCAGTTATACCACAGGCTATGCCAATGCAAACCTAGTGCCTAAATTGCTGAAATCTGGAATGTTATTTTATGCTGCCCATCTGTATGAAAACAGATCAGCGGTCACAGATGGTGACCTTAAAGAAGTTCCTATGGCTGTGGAATCTATCATCCAACAGTACACCACAGGGATCTACCACTAATGCGCCCAGGACTATTGCAATATAGGGTGGAGATTCAGCAACCGACATCCACAAGGGATGCCATGGGTCAGCCTGTGATGAGTTGGACAACCTCCCAAACAAGGTGGGCAGGAATAATCCCACTGACTTCCAGAGAAGGTTTTTACGCTAAATCGGTCAGGCCAGAACTATCCCACCGGATCACCTTGAGATGGTTTGCTGGTTTGGAGCATAAGCACAGGATTAAAATGGATGCAAGAATCTTTAATATTGCAAGCATTATTAATGTTGATGAGGGAGACCACACTTTGCAGGTGGACTGCGTTGAGGTGGTGAGCTAATGAGCAAAATAGATAAATCACTTTTGATTAAGAAGGGCAAGGTTTCTATTGAAGGCTTAGATGCCCTGTTGCAAACCTTCAAAGATTTAACAGGTGGGAAGAGTGATGGAAAGTTAGTTAGTGCCATGCGCTATGCTTTGCAGCCTTTGCAAAAGCAAGTGCGAGCAAACGCACCAAAACAAAGAAGCAATAAAAATAAGTCAGGTAGAACTGGCCTATTAAGGAAGTCTATTGCAGTGAAGGCCAAAAAGTTTGGCAGGGGAAGTAAAAAGAAAATATTAGGACTAGTGGGTCCAAAGTTTGGCACTTCCATCACATTAAAAAACGGTCTTAAAATTGAGCCATTTAGATATGCTCACCTAGTCGAAAGAGGCGCAGCACCCCACACAGTTTCGCCAAGACGCAAAGAAAAACAGAAAAGATTTGTGGGTCCGATTATGCCTGGGAGATTTAAAAGCTGGCAACATCCTGGTGCAACCAAAGAACCATTCATGAAGCCCGCACTGGAAGCGGTGGGATCTCAAATCTTTAATCGGTTTGCCGAGAAGATGAAAGAAATTATCTCTAAAGTAGGGGTAAGGAAATGATTGAAGCAGATTTTTATTCCTACCTCACAAGCCAAACAACCATCACCGCACTGCTGGGAACTAGGATCTATCCAGATGCCAGCCCACAGAACGCAACGCTACCACTTTTGGTGTATGAAAAAACATCTGTGGATAGGCAATTAACTCTGCGTGGGGCAACAGGTGTATGCACTGCCAGAATCACCTGTGATATTTTTGCTGCAAGCCGTACGGTTTGCGAATCGATAGTGGAATCCATTAGACTCAGGGTAGATGGTTTTCGTGGGAACTGGAACACCACTTACATCCATCAGTCCAGATTGGATTCGCAGGATGTGGGGTGGGATCTGGAATCTGCAAAAGAGACTGGAATCCATCGAGCAACGATAGATGTAGTGGTAAGTTTTACTGAACCGATAACCGATTTTTTTGGAGGCTAGAATTATGCCAGAATTAGCAGTAGCACAATGTTATGGAGTTACCCTCACCGCAGGCACTGCGGTAGCTGAAGTGATATCTATCACTCCACCACAGAGCAAAACATCAGCCATACAGACCAGCAACCTTTCCACCACTGGTCAAACCCATACCTTTATCGCAGGCTGGGAAGATCCAGGTGAAATGTCGTTTGAAGTTAACATGACTGCAGCAAATTATGCAGCCATGAATGCGCTTGCAAATGCTACGCCTGTTGTAGAAACCACATTCACGATTGCAATTCCTGCTCCTATCAGTTTATCGCTTGCAGTAAAAGGTTTTATTACCTCTAGAGGTATTAGCACCATTGCAGTGGGTGATGACCTGATCAAGGCATCTTTCACAGTTAAAGTTTCAGGCGCATGTTATATATAATTTAGGAGTTTTTTAATATGGCTTTATCTCGATCACAGATCCTTTCAAAAAAAGACAACCTGCCAAGGCAGGAAGTTTTGGTACCCGAGTGGGAAGGATCTGTTTGGGTCAGAAGTCTCACCGTTGGTGAACGAGATAGCATAGATAACGAATTCAACGCAGCACGAGTCAAGAATAAAACCCCTGACAACCTTAGAGCAAGGATGCTTATCAAGGGGTGCTGCGATGAATTAGGAAAGCCTTTATTTACGGAAGCTGACATTGCAGAAGTCAATGTGTTACCTGCAACCATCCTTGAATCTATCTTTGATGCAATCTTGAAAATCAATCGCATTGGTGCAGGGGCAGTAGAGCAAGCGGAAAAAAACTAAGAGACAGCCCATCGAGATTATTTTTATTTAGATTGGCTGGTCATTTAAAAAAGATGGTGTCCGAGATCGAGCAGGAGATGAGCCACTCTGAATTCATGGAGTGGGTCGCATTTGCCAAGATCGAACCCATAGGGGATGCGCGATTAGATTTCTTAGCTGGTAGTGTTCAGCATACTCAGGTTGCTTGCACATCAACCAGCAAACACAAGCTATCTGATTTTATCCCTGATTGGTTAGGGGAACGAGCAGCAGGGCAAAAACAAACTCCTGAAATGCTTGCAGCAATTTTAAGCGGTTTAGTTACTAAGAAAAGGAATTAGACATGGCAGATACATCCTTAGGACGAGCCAGTCTATCCGTTACAGCAGACCTATCAGGCTTCACATCTTCCTTAGATACAGCATCCACAAAAGTTCAAGCCTTTGGTAGTAGCAGTGTAGCTGCTGCTATGGATGCCAATAAGGTTACCACCGCAACCGAAAAGGTTACCCTATCACTCGAGCAGATGCAACAGGCAGCAGCATCAGGTTCCATCAATGCCACCATGTTCAAACAAACATCGGCAGCAGCTAAGCTTGCAGTAGATCAGATGGTCTTGCTCGATGGCGCAACCCTGTTGCTGATGAAGGATGAAAACGAATTACAATTCCAGACTGCTAAACTTCAGACAGGCTATAAAGATCTTGAAAACAATCTGATCAAGACAGATGCAGCATTCAAGAATAATACTCTCTTGATCGAGCTAAACACCCAAAAGCAAAAGCTACTAGCATTAGAAAACAAAAATGTGATTGCATCCATGATGGCAGTGGATGACCAAGCCATAGGCTATGCAGCTAGCAATAAAACATTGAACGCAGAACTTGACATCAATGCCAGAAAGCTTGAACTTCAGGCACGACAAATGATGTTGGATACTGGGGCAACTAAAGCCCTGCATGATGAACTAGTAAAATTAGAGGAACAGGAAAAAGCCCTGGCATTAGCTGAAGATAAAGTAAAGGGTATTAATCAACCAGTTCCAATCATCGAACCACCCGCAGTGGTAGAACCACCCAAGGTGGATACCAACACACCTGAGTTTGTCCAGGAACAAATCAACCTAAAGTCTAAAACAGATCTAGCAACCAAGGCTTTGGAACTGCAAGCACGACAAATGAACATTGATTCAGGGGCTACTAAAAAGCTTCATGATGAAATGGTCAGGTTGGAGAAGCTTGAACAAAAGCTAATTGCTGCAGAGAATAAGGCTAGGGGAATTCCACCACCACTACCAATCAAGCCACCCCCAATTCCAGAGAATAAGAACACGGCAGCATTTGTAATGAATGCTAAAAAGATGGCGAATGAAACCGACATACTCAATAAGAAACTAGATCAACAAGCTAGGCAGATGATGATAGCTGATGGTAGTGCCGCCAAGTTAGCCAAGGAATTATCAGCATTAGAAAAGGCTGAAAAGAAACTGTCCGATGCTGAAATAAAATTAGGAATTAGAAAACCACCAGAAGAGAAAAAAGCTAAAGAATCTAAAGGTGGCATGAAAATCACCGATATGCTAGGCATAGGTTTTTTCACATCCGCATTTAGCAAGATCTTTGATGGGGCTTTAAATCTGGTAACTAAAATCACATCCTCTGTGATTGATCTAGGTGCCAAGGTTATTGATTCAGGAAGTAAGTTCCAAGAATTAGATAACCGACTTAAGGCACTGACCGGATTTAAGGGGATAGCTAAAGGTTTGCAAGACATCATGAAGACTGGCCCCAGTGCCAGCTTTAACGCATTGGGTGAAGCTGCTACCCGATTAAGCCAGATGAAATTCAGACCCGATGTAGTCACTGGTTTAATCAAGGACTTTAACAGATTGGGTGTAGCCCTAGGAAATCCCGAAAAGATTGTAGCCCTGATCACAGATAAACTAGCAGACATGGCTAGTGAGGGTGTGGCCACTATGTCAGCCCTGGGCAAATTGGCTGAAGAGGGCATCCCGATTTTTGAAGCCATGGCAAGCAGGATGGGTATCAGTGTTGATGAGCTTAAGCGCAGAGTAGCTGCAGGGCTGATATCAGTTACAGATGCAGCGGTGGGTTTACAAGATGCAGCAGCAATGCCAAACATGGCAGCAGCAGCACAGGAATCTGCCAACAGTTTTTCAGGAGTCTGGAGCAGGGTTACCAACAATATTGAAGTCCTGATGCAAAAGCTTGGCACCAGTCTTTTAGAGGGTTTTGGTTTAGTCAACCTTGGGGATTCTGTTACCAACTTTTTTGATTCCGTCTTTAAAAAGGCAGAGGATCTAGAACCACTATTACAAAAGATAGGTGCCTTTGTTTCCACTACCACTGGGATGGTGATGGATAATCTGTCCAGCATTGTGGATGAGTGGATTATCTTTACCGAAAAAATGACCATTGATGAAATGCTTCAACAGGTTCAAAAAGCTGCAGCCCAAATGCTAGCAGATTTAAAACCTTTTATTGAT